GTCGTTTACTGCGAACCTTCGCTGGAATAGATCTGAACGACCAATCAGTCAATCAGACCTTGGCTCGCCACGCCTTCGCGCATGGCCTTGCCACACTGGACCTATCCCAGGCCAGTGATTCCATTTGTCTCGAGCTCGTCTTTGAGCTCCTGCCCCCCGATGTCGCAGAGTTCTTGTTTGCTCTGCGCTCTCCTGAAACTCAGGTTCGCGAGAATGAGTGGGTTAAACTCCACAAGTTCAGCAGCATGGGGAACGGTTACACGTTCGAACTGGAGACGTTGATCTTTTGGGCTCTGGCTTCTTCGGCCGAAGTCCCAGGAGATCCAACGACGGGGTGGGCTAGTGTATACGGCGATGACATAATAGTCAGTCAGGGCGCCGCAGGCCTCGTAACAGAGGTTCTAGAGTGTCTTGGTTTCGTCCTTAATCGTGATAAGAGCTATGCGTGCGGCAACTTTTTCGAAAGTTGCGGCAAGCATTACTATCGTGGTTGGGATGTAACGCCTGTGTACCAGAAGGATGAAGAGGATGATCCGGACGTGCCGGACCCTCGGGCTGTTCTGATCCGTCTAACCAATCGGTTAGCCAGGTATCTTCACACGCAGGGTTGCTCTCCACAAGAGAGTCCTGCGTGGAGATACCTCTCCCGTCATTGCGGTGGTTTTATCCAGCCGCTGTTGAAGGGGGACGGGTCATTCTACGAAGGAGACGTAGGCCTGGCTCTGCCAAGGTCCTATGTAGACCGCGCAATTGCCTCCGGGCAACTGCAGCACTCCTTTAGCGAATCACATTACCATGTGTGGTCCACTAAAGGTCTCGTCTTCGTACCCCTTAAAACTGAAGGGGAGCCTTTACCTTCTCTTAGCCACAAGCTACGTTTGGATGCCAGAACCTCTACTGACGAGGCGCGAGCCTCATACAGGGAGACTAACCTGGGATCCGTTGGGCTGCTCAGGCCCGATATTGAAGCGGAGAGTAACATCTTCGTTTTAAGAAGACGCGGAGTGTACCGACAACGGACGGTACGTTTCCGAGACGGATTGTAGTGCATCATTGAGTCCCTGACTCAAGTGGACTCCCTTTTGGGAGATACTCAAGTGGGTAAGTCGCGATTGCACTTA